TATAGTCCGTGGAGATTGTTTGACCATTGAGGAAGATCGGGGTGCCCGCAGAACCAATGTAGATCCGCCACGCACTACCATCATAGACGTACGTGTAGTTGGTGTCGGTCTCAAAGATGACCTGCCCCTCATATGGCAAAGCAGGACGGGTTGTTGAGGTGCAGACTCCCGGCTGGAGAATACTGTTCGGTACAGAGTTACTTAGGCCCATGATACTGTTCCTGTTCCAGCAGTAATAGTCGCAGCGGTAGTGCTGCCGCCAACTGCGAAAGTTGTGTACGTTAGACCAGCAGAAATCGTGGGTAGATCTGAATTATTGTAGAGAAAAATAACAATACCGGAGCCACCGTTGCCACCGGCATCTTCTGGGTTGACACCCCCACCACCGCCACCGCCGGTGTTTGTGCCCCCTGCCCCGCCATCATCTCCTGTCGGTGTTTGACCCGAGTTGATTGCATTACCGCCACCGGCACCGAGTCTTCCTCCTCCTCCGCCTCCGCCGAGTCCACCTTCACCTTCAATAGCGCCTCCCCCGCCGCCACCCCAGTAGTAGTTGTTGCCATCAATGTTTATCTGAACACCATCTCCACCATCGCCAACACCATCGGTGACACCTGCCTCACCAGCGCCACCACCGCCGCCAGCGGCTCCCGGCGCACCGTCGCCGCCATCATTGCCATAAACATTTGCACCGCTGGGGACAGAGTTTGTAGTTACAGCGCTAGCTCCAGACTGATAATTTACTGCCTCTCGCGTACCACCGCCGCCAGATCCTCCAGAGGTTGCAGCACCCCCCGACGAAGCGCCACCGCCGCCGCCCTTAGCAGTGAGAGTAAATGTATCTGGAAAAACAATAGTGGTATCGTTGCCGGTAGATCCGCGATTACCGGTGTTCGCAGCACCTCCGCTGCCACCAGAACCAATGGTTACAGTATATGTCCCTTTTGTGCCAGTAAGAAGCGTTTTATGTATTACAGCTCCAGCGCCTCCGCCACCACCGGTATCGCCCGATATACCGGCTCCACCACCACCGCCACCAGCAACAGCAAGATAGGCAAGAATAAACGGGGACTCCCTAAAACTCAACCACCCAGCAGCGGGTGAATACCATTCCGGCTCACCTGTCGTCTCGTTAAATCTAAACATTCCAGCAGTCGGAGAAACAGGACGTTCAGCGGTAGTGCCAGACGGCATCATGTTAGCACCAGTCCCAGAGGGATCCATCTTGATTGCACCCATATGAAGATTTGTTCCATCATAAGAAATTGTTGCCCCACCCAAATCAATAGTATTACCAGACAAGTATAGATCACGAAACCTGTAACTAGAAGAACCTAAATCATAAGTTACATCTTCAGAAGGAATAATATGACCAGCAGAAGTCACCTCAAACCTAGGAGTAGACGCAGTAGTAAACCTGATAGCGTCACTGTCAGCAGTGACTTCAACCTCAACCTTAGTATCATTGTCAGCGTCCCTGACAGAATCAGAACTTAACCCGACATAAGAACCAGAAACCTCTATGTCACCAGTAATACTTAAACCAGAAGAATCCAAGACAGCTTTCTCTACGCCGCCAACATCAAACCTGATAACATCTTCATCCGCGGATTCCTCTACTTGAATTAAAGTATCAGTATCATCATCAGCAATAAAAGAATAGACAGCAGAGGTATTACCCAGCTCTATCCAAACATTATCATAATATGTGTATGTTCTACCAGAATCAGATTCATACCACATATCACCTTGAACAGGGTTAGATGGTGCGACGTCAGAAATTTCTAAGCTTAAACCACGGTTAGAGGCACCTACTATTTTCCATCTGCCGCCAGACCAAACCCAAGTTTTACCATTAGAAGTAAAACTATCATTTTCATTAGGATTTGCCGGAAAACTTATTGCCATAATACACCCATTTTAACAATGCTACACAGTAATAGTAATAAATAATTCCACAAAAACGTTAAACAACCGCCTGCAAATCAACTATAACATGACAAGAGTTTGATACATCTATAAAAGTTTTATAGATGTATATATTATGTAGAAATTCTTTAGTCAAGAAATGCGTAGTGAGCCAAATTAGACCCAATACACATTGCCAGAGCCTGCAGTAACCGTCGTCACCCTATCAGAACCATCACTTACAGTGGCAGCAGTAAGTCCTGCAGGAATAATAATCGTGTAATCGCTAGGATAACGAAGAATAACTACACCAGATCCACCACCAGCACCATTTAATGTAGTAGTTCCTTGTCCAGCACCACCACCACCACCACCGGTATTTGCTGAACCGCCAACAGGTCCGGAACTAGTCCCCGCACCTCTACCACCCCCACCTGCACCACCGGAACCGCCGCTAGATGAACCACGATTACCACCACCACCACCACCGGCACGGGGGACGCTAGAACCAGTAATAGAAGAATAGACGCCAACACCTCCAACTCCTACAGGATTGCCACCAGAAGTCCCTACGGCTCCAGCGCCACCGCCACCTGCACCATTGTATGGTGATCCATAAACTGAACTGCCACCATCATATCCTTGACTCGATGTGCCCGCACCACCAGAAGCATTGTAGTTAGCGCCACCACCAGAACCGCCAGAACCACCTGTCTGCGAAGCGCTATAACCACCACCGAACCCACCACCAATTGAAGTAATAGTACCAAAAGTGGAATTTGAACCCTTTGCCATTGAAGCTCCACCGCCACCAACAGTTACTGTATAGTTTGTATTTATAGTACCGCTGATAGTTACTTCGGTCGAGCCACCTCCGCCAGATGACTCTGACATATAGGAACTTCTGTAACCACCAGCACCACCTCCACCTGTTCCACCACCATTACCAACATCCTTACCACCACCACCGCCACCGGCAACAACAAGGTATTGAATTTCAAGAGGCCTTTGCCCTTTAGCTTGAGACGGCCTTCTATAACTTGCTCCGGTAAGTCCAGAGTTTCTTACGGAGAGAACAGCCATTATTAACTAATCTCAGACCCGTAAACATTAAATGACATGTCAGCAGAAGAAGCGTAACCTTCTAATATGTCACCTGCATCTAACGTTAAACCCATGACCAATACAACAGTATCGTTACCAGAAACAGCGGTGTCATACACAACGTAATGCTCGTTAGCAAGCGTTGCCCCATCAGGTCGAACTGCTAGACGAAATGTTCCGTCTGTTGCAGAACGGTTGCATACCGTAATACTTGAAACTACCGTTTGAGTAGCAGACGGCACCGTATACACAGTCGTTGCAGTCGTAGCCAACGGCGCAACCTGACCTAAAACCTTATAATTAGTAGCCATAAAAACTCCTCACAAACTATGCGCCCATCAACAAAAACGGGCTTAAACCACCAGACTGACCAGCAGCCTGCCAAACAGAATTAGACCTAAAATACAAAGTATTAGTATTAGTATCAATCAAAATACCGCCATCAGAAACAACATCAGTAGGCTCACCAGCACTCGTACCAGTAATAACCAACTGACCAGCTACAGGACCAGAAGAAACAACATAAGATCCATTAATGGTAGCACCATCAACATCACCAGAAGACAATAAATAGTTAACAGTAGCAGACCCATCAACACTAACACCACTGGGATCAATAAGCATAACTTGATTACCAGCAATATCGAATCGTAAACGATCTTCATCAGAAGACTCCTCAGCTTTAATTGTAGTATCAGCATCCGTGTCAGCAATAAAAGAAGTTACCGCCGCCGTATTACCAATCTCTACCCACACACTATCATAATAAATGTATGTTATGCCAGACGAAGAATTAAACCAAACATCACCAACATTAGGAGAAGCCGGTGCAGTATCAGACGTAGTAAAAGTTTGAGAAGGTGCACCTCTGCTAGTCCAACCTGAACCATTCCAACGCCAAGAACGCCCGCCGTCAGAATAAACATCACCTACATTTGGTGTCGCCGGAAAATCAATCGCCATAAATCAACCAGCTATCATTCAGCAGGTAGGGCATCCCAAGAAGTAGTTTCCTCATTCCAAGTGTATGCCTCACCATCATCAGGATATGCTACAGGTGCATCCCATAAACAAGTATCCTCATTCAACACCCATGAATCATATGGTTGAGGTGGAATAAAAGCATCACGACCCTCATCATAACTATAACCTATACCAGCATAGTTTTTGCGGAAGGGTGTACCGTCACCTGTGTGCTGTCCACCTTGTGTGTTGTATGATGTTCTTTTACATGTTTGGCCGCGAAAATCACCGTAATACACTTCCCAATCTGAGATGCCGTCCACTACTTCATCTTCGTCACGACCAACAATAACTTCTGTAACTATATTGTTTTCGTCAAGAAAAGCATAATGTGCCATGTTGTATACCTCACTGTTTTTAAGTTCATTTTGCTATATAGTATAGCATATTTTGTGTTTAAAAACTATTTGCCTTGAAAGTATCACCATCCAAAATAAATTTATTAACGATACAGCATCAGCTTTCCAAAAAAGTAGTCACAAGAACTACACGATTTTTCGACTTAGGGAATTCCATAAAGTGCTCTCCTTGAAAAAAAACCACCCCATCTTCCTCTGCCTCAAAGCGAACCCCTTCCACTACGGTTGCTCCACCAGCATCAGTTAAATGAATAATAAGATTTGTATGAGGAAATTCATGATCAATATGTGGATTAGAAAAAATAGGATGATCTTTATACGCAGGAACTAGATTAAACGCCATTCTGTAAATACACTCTATAGTTTTATTATTTGCCTCACAGATTTGAGAAACAACTTCACAGCAAAGATTAGCAATATCTGACTGTATAACTGGCAGCTTCATAGCATTGCGCTCAGGGCGACCAACAACTATATGGCAAAAAAATTGAAAATCATCACATCCTGTATTCTGAGTATACCAAGGAAAACTATCAGAAAGAACATTTGATTTCATAGTCTTATATGACTCTGTTAATGGATTTGTGCTCATTACCAAGTAATTGTACCAGTTCCTCCAGTAAATCGCAATACGGTGTCAGAATCAACATTAGTACTACTATACGTCAAACCCGCAGATATAGCCGGGTTGAAAACATCAGGAAATCTAAGAACCACAACACCAGATCCACCATAAGTAGCTTGCGACCTTGAACCGCCACCAGCACCACCACCAGTATTAGCACTACCACTGGAAGCATTGCGGCCATTCCACTGCCCACCGTTACCGCCGCCGTTGCGTCCATCACCTGGAGTGGCATATGAACGTGAACCACCTCCGCCACCGGCAATGGTTACAGAAGAACCAGTAATAGTAGAAGTTAGTCCGGGGCCGCCATGCAAATTCCCATTTCCGCTAGCGCCACCGCCAGCACCACCACTGTTATCCCACGAACCCTGACCATTGAAACCTTGTCCCGCCGTACCCGAACCCCCCGGTTGACCATAGTTATTTAGATCGTCACCGGCACCGCCGCCAGAACCGCCTGAACCACCAGCACCAGCACCGTTTCCGTAACCACCTCTTGTTGAGGTAATGCTGGCAAACGTGCTATTACTTCCACCTCCACCAACAGTGACGGTATATGCGGTGTCTTTTACCGGTGTAAAGGGTGATTCAACTGCCGTATTTCTGCCAGATAACTCTGTTCCACTTGCTCCAGCCCAAGACGATCTGTAACCGCCAGCACCACCACCGCCAGCAAAGTTTCCGCTACCAGAATTGCCACCGCCAGCAACAACTAAGTAATAAACAAAATCAGGTGAATTTTGTAGTATATTTCCACTAAAATCTTGACTAACAGAACCAGCAATATTTGTTGCAGTAATCGTAAAAGAAAAAGCATTCCCTGCACCAGACGGTGCCCCGCTGAGAGTACCATTAGAAGTATTTAAAGATATACCAGGAGGCAAAGAACCAGCAGATACACTATACGTTGCGGCAGGCCTTGCAGTAGCAGAAACACTATCCGAATACGATACTGTATCAGTAAAATCACCCAAAGTATTCACCGACCAAGTAGGAGCATCAGCAGTAGCCCCAGTATACGACTCAGAAACAGAACCATTAGGATTAGAAGCAGTCACAGTAAAAGCATACGACTCACTAGCATCAGAAGTACCAGAAACAACACCAGTTCTACTATCCAAAACTAAACCAGATGGCAAAGAACCAGAAGTAATATTATATCTTGTGGCACGAGACCCAGCAGGAGCATTAGCAACTACCTGATCAGAAAAACTTTCACCATAAGTAATAGTAGCAAGCGTGGAATCAGAAAAAGCTGAAGGACCAGAACCTAGATAGTTAGACTTAAACGGTGTTCTAGACTTAGACCAGCCGCCATCAGACAACTTAAATAACGCCATATCACGTTATCTCCATACCAAAAGCAACAAAAGAAAGATCACCATTACCGCCATAAACTTCAATAATATGATCCGCCGCCAAAGCAAAACCAGCCGTAACTAAAACGGTATCATTAGCATCAATAGCAGAATCATAAGCTATATAATGTTCATTAGCTAAACTGCTAGCTGAAGGCCTTGCGGAAAGACGATATGTTGTAGCAGAACTTCCTCTATTACAAATAGAAATAGTAGAAATAACACTTTCTGTAGCTGAAGGACAAGTATATAATGTTGTTGTAGTGGTGGCGGTGGGTGCCACTTGCCCTAAAAGTTTATAGCTTGAAGCCATATTACACTCCCATCAATAACATAATCATAGGTGATTTATCTTCTACACCTGTTATAGTACCAGAAACATTCACATTTCCGCCAACTGTCAAATCATTATCTACAGTTAAAGATGGTATAACATCTGTCACGCCGCCAACAATACGCTTCCAATATGTACCATTCCACACCCAAGTAACACCTTGTATTGTTATAGTATCATTATTGTTTGGGCTGTCAGGAAAATTGATTGCCATATAAAACCTCCAGATAATATATTTTATAGTAACATTTATTTAAGTCTTACCAACTGATATTGCCAGTTCCAGACTTAAATTTGATAATCCTATTTGATCCTGAAATTATTTCCTCATAAACAATACCAGCAGGAATTGTTGGGGCATCGTAAGCAGAATCAAAACTTATTATGACTACACCAGATCCACCTGAAGCCTTACCTCCGCCACCGCCACCAAGATTTTCTCCACCACTCGTGGCACCGTTGTTTTCTGTAGCCCCAGTTCCACCGCCGCCAGACCCACCAGTATTACCGAAACCTGTGTCTCCTCCGGCGCCACCACCACCACCAGCATAAGTAACAGACGCTCCTGTTATTGAGGATGCACGTCCGTTTCCACCTTTTCCAGCAGTGGAGCCACTTCTATTTCCACCCACTTGACCGGCACCGCCACCACCACCGCCAACAGCATATGTTCCATAGTTGTGCCATCCGGTACCACCATTGTTCCCATAACCAGTCCCCCCAGTGGGTGATGTTTGTGTTGCTGAGCCAGCTGGCCATGCAGCAGATGTCGTGTTTATGCCTCCACCACCGGCACCGGACCCTCCGTTGCCGCCAGTTCCAATCGTAGAACTACTTCCATAATCACCGCCCCTACCTCCACCGTAGGCAACAACAGATGAATCTATAGAAGAATTAGATCCAGTAGTAAAAACAGGACCGCCGCCGCCAACAGTTATAGACATCTGAGATGACGCAGATAAAGTTCCTTCAACATATCCGCCAGCACCACCGCCGCCAGCAAACTTACCTTGACCACCACCACCTCCACCAGCAATAACAAGATAGGTAAAAGATGGAGGCGGTCCAGAACCAAACTTAAATCTACCAACACCTCTAGCCGGTGAAGAAACAGCACTCAAAATAGGCATCAGTTAACCTCACGCAAACTGAACCTGCTGAGCAAGAACCGTGAACGTGGCATCAGCGGTTTTAATAATTGTGAAAAGATAGGAATCAATGCTGCTAGCATTTCCCGACGATGGTGCCGACCCACCTGACCATTCCGGTGTTACAGATGTTCCGTCAACGGTAAAAGCGGTCGGGTAGTAGGGCGTTGCACCGTTTGTTACTAGAACTACGACGGTGACGGATTGGTTGCTTGCAAGAAGCGAATTCAGCGACGTACCACTATCGCCACGGAAATTCATGGTCCAGTTTGCTGCCGCATCAGATGTCCAGTAGTGAGCAGACGATGTTGCCACATCTACATCTGCTGTTCCAGTTGCAGCATAGGCGGCGATTGACCATGATTCATATGGTGCTTTGAGTGTTGCAGAAAGGTTACCGGAAAGATCAAGTTTGGGACCTTCTGTTCCTAGAGAGTTTTCCCAGTTATCAAAACGAAGAATAGAAGCCATTAGTTACCCTCCAAACCGAACGCGGCCCGGATTTCATCCACCGAAAGGCCGAGAGCCGCAAGTTTGTCGATAGCGGATTGTTTAGCAGCAGCCTCGGCAGCAGCAACAGCGGCTTGTTCCTGCAAGCCGACAATCGTAATATTGTAGTTTTCCAATTCTTTATCCGTCATCGGCCTTGTCTCATTGCCGATGCTAATAGTTGGGCGATCAGACATAGGCGTAGACACTGTATTCTCCTGTAATTGTTCCGGTTGATGGCGTCATTGTAAAGCCGTCACATGAGTCAGTAATATTAAGCCCACAACCTGTAGCGCCGGTGTCGTACTGGGAACTCGTGTTGTGTCCAAAATAAGTTCCATGCCATGCGGTCTTATTGGAAGCGTTTGCCGGATCGATAACATCTATAGCAAACGCGCATTGGAGTTGCAGCGCGCTTGATGCGTTTAAGGCCATTAGAGAATGACTCGTTGCTGCCGTGTTTACTACACTAGTATTTAGTCTTACTTGATGAGTAAACCCGTAGTAGTTTGACCCTGTAAGCGGCGAACCAGACGCATTTGCTTGTACGCCGAGTGTCGCCCCAGAGACGCTGCATCTACACGTAAATACAACATGATACTTTGTATAGTCTGTCGTAAATGTTCCCGATGGAAACGAAACTGCTGAGGCGGCGGTGAACGTGGCGGAGGATATTGGCTTTAACCCCGACTCGGTAAACGAGTATGCTGAAACCTCGCTGGCGGTAGCGGCTTCCGTGCCCCCTGTATTCTGCCAAGTATTAAACCTTAAGGTACTCACTGGGGGGCCTCCGGAAACTCGGCAGTGGGGGCGGGAGTCCAAGTAGACGGGAAGTCCCGTAACTGCTGACGGTAGGCAGCCCATTCTGCGGCTTTGCCGGTTGGGTCGTCAGCGGTCTGGGTCCAGTCCGATTTGGCAAGCAACAGGTTCCGCTCAAACCGCATTTCGGTGACCCAATGCTCGTCGGGTGCGTCGGCAACTGTGGCGTATGGGGTGAGGGTGAGTTGAATTGTCATCATGCCGCCTGATAAGTGATCCACCATTGGAAGGTGTCACCGGGTCCCCAAGTAGCGGGTAAAGTCGGCGCATAATCGCCGGTTCGGGCGGTTCCCCCGGTTTCTTGGATTCTTGTCATCCGAAAACTTACGCCGACTTGGAGCGGGAACCCGGGATAAAAAACACTGCTAATACCCGCTCGGCACACCCCCGGCCATTGTTCGCCGGTTCCGCCGATCGGGGTTATCGGGGCTACTACGTCGATCGTTCCGCCAACTGCCGAGGTGCTTCCGAGAGTGAACTCTCCACGCCAAAAAACGACATCGTTCACGACGGCGTAGTAACTCTGAATCGTGCCGTTCCCGACAGTAAGATTCGCGTTGAACGTCTGTGAGCCGGAATAGTCCACCCACTTGCCGACCGCTGTCCCCCCGATCTGTAACCCGTCAACAGCGTTCAACGTATGACCGGTAGGGACAGAAATAACATTACTGTTCTCTGTCAAACCCTCAATAGACCCGACCGTTAACCTACTCATACGATACTCCACTCACTACCAGAAGACACTGTTACTGTTACTCCATCAGCAATAGTAATGGGGCCAGCAGAAACACCATTGTATCCTGACGGGATCGTGTAATCCGTGGAGATCGTTTGACCGTTCAGGAAGATCGGGGTGCCCGCAGAACCAATGTAGATCCGCCACGCACTACCATCATAGACGTACGTGTAGTTGGTGTCGGTCTCAAAGATGACCTGCCCCTCGTATGGCAAAGCAGGACGGGTTGTTGAGGTGCAGACTCCCGGCTGGAGAATACTGTTCGGTACAGAGTTACTTAGCCCCATGATACTGTTCCTGTTCCAGCGGTGAATTCTATAACTTTATCGGAACCCACATTTGAAATCGTGTACGTCAACCCAGCAGAAACTGTGGGGGCTGGACCGTCGTACCGGAGAATCACAGTACCTGATCCACCATTACCAGAAGCACCGCCGCCGCCACCAGTATTCGCAGTACCGTTGGCGGTGGCTACTGGAGGCGTAACGCCAGTAAGGTTTGTTCCTACGCCGCCGCCACCTAGACCTCCGGGCCTGTTAGATGCCACAGTGTAATCTGAAGAAGAACCGCCACCGGCACGGTAAACTGCTGACCCAGTAATAGACGACTCAAGACCGTCGCCGCCACCGTTTGGATCAGATCCATCATTGTAGGCTCGGCCAGCCTGACCGGCACCGCCGCCACCGCCGCCATAGGGAGGGCTGTTGCCACCAGAACCACCCCCGAAACCCTGATTTGCTGTACCAGCACCAGGGGGCGAGTTAGACCCGTACCAACCACCGCCACCAGAACCGCCAGCACCAGCGCTCCTACCTGTACCCGGACTATCACTGGCAGCACCACCACCGCCACCTGTGGAAGTAATGCCAGAAAAACTAGAGTCGCTTCCGTTTGTCCCAGCAACTGCCCCATTGCTGGCACTGTATGCGCCAGAGTTACCGCCTGCACCAACAGTAATCGAATAAGAAGTCTTATAGGAGAGGGTGAGGGGTGTTTCACCGCTACTAAGACCGCCGGAGGTTTCGGAGGCGTACGAGTTTCGGTAGCCGCCAGCACCAGCACCGCCGCCACGAATGGCACCACCACCACCGCCGCCGCCAGCAATTACCAGATACGATACGGTAAGTTCTGGAGCGCTCCTAAACTTCAACCATCCAGCAGCGGAGTGATAATACTCAGGTTCACCGGTCGTCTCATTGAATCTCATCTGACCGGCAGTAGGAGACGAGGGGCGCTCGGCGGTAGTACCAGAAGGCAACTGCACACCTTCACCAGACGTATCACCAATGTTTACCCATGTTGATCCGGCCCACACAAACACTTTGCCGGTATCGGTTTCAAAGATGACTTGTCCGGTGAACGGGTTATCTGGGCGGTCTGTTGAAAGACATACCCCTGTTTTAAGAGAACCTGAAGAAGTAGAAGAAACAGCCATTACCAAGTCACCGTCCCAGTTCCCGCCGTAAACGTCACCACGGTATCAGTACCATCAGTTGTAGAAGAAGAAGTTAGCCCAGCAGATACGGTTGGAGAGCCAGACGCGGTAGGGAACCTGATAATCACAACACCAGAACCACCTGCTCCGGCAACAGCACCGCCAGCGCCGTCAGAACCTGCGCCTCCGCCACCACCAGTATTGGCAGTACCGGCTGTAGCAGATCCGCCCCCACCACCGTGAGCATCACCGCCGCCGCCAAGTCCACCAGAACCTCCGACAGAACCGTTCAGGCCACCTCCGCCACCACCACCGCCAGCATAGTAAACAGAAGAGCCTGTTATGGACGACGCTACACCGTTACCGCCATCTCCACCTGTCCCAGTAGCGCTAGATGCCCCGTTACCTCCTACAGCACCCGCTCCGCCACCACCTGCTCCGCCGCCGTTGGTGCCGCCGCCATTGCCACCGCTATTTCCTTGACCAGATACTGGACTACCTGCACCAGCGTTATCACAGGCCGAGCCACCTCCAGAACCACCGTCAATGCCAGCCAGAATATGACCTCCGCCACCACCACCGCCGCCATAAACGTAAGCAACACTAAATACACTAGAAGTCCCGTTATTACCGCTGTCCCTAGATGCTGCACCAATACTTCCACCAGCACCAACCGTTACAAGATAATTGCTGCCGACAATACAGGGCGTTGTCCCAGTCTTCATACCGCCTGCACCGCCACCACCGGAACCACCAATAGCAGTGGACTGAGCGCCTGCACCCTTACCTCCAGCGCCCCCACCAGCAACAACAAGATAGTCAATAGAGATTTGCTTTGCACTTACACGCCAGACAGTTCCGTTCCACGTATAAGTCAGATCACCTACGGTATAGGTATCGTTTACTGAGGGGGCGTCAGGGAAAGATAAAGGCATTAGTTACTCACCACCTGCCAACTAACCGTCGTCTCATCCCAAACATACGACTGGCCGTCATCAGGCAAAGCGACAGGTGCTTCCCACACATAGTCGGTGAGCACCCACGACGGGTACGGCTGAGGTGGGATGAACCCTGTGCCGTCGTACTCCCAGCCGATAGCAGCCGGGTAGCCGGTCGTGTACTCGACCATCGACCCATCGGCAGGGGCCACCCAGTCGGCACCAACAACGACCACGTTCGCGACGACGCTGCCGTCTAGCACGGCTACGACACGTTCACTCATCACGACTCCTGATATTCGATCCACACGTAGCCAGAACCACCAGCGGCTCCGACGGTCCCTGCGGTGCCACCAGCACCCACAGTCACGGCGATGCTGGCGGCAGGTGTCACGGTGTCACCGGCCACGATGTAGGCACCGTCTGCGCCCTTGCCGCCGGATGAGTAGGCGTTGGCTCCGGCTGTGCCTGTTGCGCCTTGCCCACTATTAGGCGGTCCGGCAGCGTGTCCGTAGTAGGTATTCTGGCCCACGATGAGGATTCCACCACCGCCTTCGGCGGTGACGGTGCCACCGGCGAACGCCACCGACGAGTCGCCGCCGTCACCTTGCGTCGCCGTAGTCCCGCTTGTAGTACCGCCGCCTCCGCCACGGATATGGGCGACCGCATACGTCACACCAGCAGGCACCGTCCAAGTACCAGAACTCGTAAATGCTGCAACTTTTGTCATCTTGCTGATACCTTTCCAAGACGATCCATCGTAGAACTGAATAGCGTTTGTGTCTTGTAGGTAGACCAAATCTGCTTCTGTCGGAGAAGTTATTGCGGCATCTCTGGCCGCTGAATCAGCGTAAGAGGCCAGAGTGATAGAAGAACCAGACGGAGGAGCACCAAACTCAACCCACTGTTGAGAAGAACCATCATCATAATAAATATAGGCACGACCGTCATCAGAGTCATACCAAATATCCCCAGCAGCCGCCCCAGTAGGAGCAGAAGAAGAAACGATCCCGCCCTTATTGCTTTCCCACGCAGAACCAGACCAGAAACGAATGTTATTCGTATCAGTCTCGTAAATAACCTGACCCTCAAAGGGGTTCGCGGGGCGCGTTGAACTAGTGCATACCCCGGGCCTAATCCCAAGACGCCCCAAAGCAGCGTCAATAGCCATCAGACTTCCTTCACCCAGCCAACACCAGTGATATTCACACCAGTGCGATCAGCAACAGCTCGTAAAGTTTCCGCGGCAGTGATTACTAAAGCAGTGTCGAAAATAACAGTATCGTTAGCAGCAACAGGTAGTTGATAGAAAATCGCGTTACTCGCTGTACCAGTGGAGCCAATAGCGATCGTCACCCACGCGTCAACACCATTTGTGTTCGTGATCATGATTTGCTTAACTACCCAAAGGCGACTTGCTGGGACAGTACCAAGAGTGGTGTCAGAAGTTCCTACTGCTGACGGACCAATAAGTCTACCTTCGGTGCGATCTCCTACTGCCATTACGGTCCAATCTCCATCAAAAGAATCGCAGCATCTGTGCTGCTACTGGTAATCGTTGGATTGACGCTTCCAGTGCCGCCAACCTCGACCCAAGAGCTATCATAATACACTAGAAGACGACCCGTGTCAGACTCAAACCACATGTCGCCTTCGGACGGTCCAGCCGGGTCAGTGTCGCTAACGGTAACCGACGCGCCGCCTCCAGCAGACACCCACGTTGATCCGTTGTAGATAAACAATTCGGCATCGTCTGAGTCGTACCAAATGTCGCCAGTATTCGCGGTCGCTGGCTGCGATGTTGCTACGGTCGACGCAACTCCACCCGCGGCGCCAACCTCGACCCACTGACCCGACGTTCCGTCGTCGTAGTAGAGATACGTTCTGCCGGTGTCTGATTCAAACCAAAGATCGCCGTTCGTGGGGCTGCTAGGCGCCGTATCAGATGTTGTCATCGCAACAACGCTGTCGCCAATGACCTCGATCCATTGCGCTGAACTTCCGTCGTTGTAGTAGACGAGAAGAGCGCTAGTAGTGGAGTCGTACCACAGCGTGCCGTTATCAGGAGCAGAGGGTGCTGTGTCTGAGACTTCTACGTACGCTGCCGCGCTCGCGGCGGCGCCAACCTCGACCCATTGACTTGACGTTCCGTCAGTGTAGTAAACATACGTTTTTCCGGTGTCAGACTCAAACCACATGTCGCCATTGCTTGGCGTAGACGGTGGAGTGTCTGAAACTGTCATCGCTACAACACTTGAGCCACCGACCTCAACCCACTGCTGAGTGTCACCGTCGTCGTAGTAGACGAACATGGAGCCGGTGTCGGACTCGTACCACAGATCGCCTGAAGACGGTGACGATGGCGCTCCGTCTGAGACAGTTACAGAAGCGCCACCGCCGCCGGTAACTTGCTGCCAGGTCGACCCAGATCTAAAGTATAGAAGATCGTTTGTAGTGTCAACTGCGATCGCGCCGTCAGCAATTGTCGCGGTTGGAGTGCCTGCTGTAGTGAGAGTGACTACCCCATTTGTGCCAGTGACTGTGTTGAACGTGACGTCGTCCGAAGCTGCAACAGCCTGCCCAATTGCCACAGTTGGCGTCGCACCTTCGCCAGTGTTATTTGAAAGAGTGACACCCGTGCCCGCGACAAGGCTTTCTACGTAGTCACCGGTGGTGTCGGTACCGAGATCGATCGCGTCCGGGACCCAATCTGTTCCATTGAACTTTAGGAAGTCGCCGGTTGTCGGACTGGTTGTGAAGTTGACGCCACCAACATCCCCGATGGACAACGGGAAGTTGACCCATTCTGCGCCGTCGTAATAAACGACATCGCCTTGTGCTGGGGTGACGATTGTGAAGTTAACGTCGCCGAGATCGCCGAGGTCGTGGTTAGAAATGTCCGATACAGTTCCGGTTACTGCACCGATAAACGTTGCGTCAGTGCCGTTGGTTCCGTTGTCTAAAACTTTGGATGTTCCGTTGCTTGCGTAAACATCACCAGTGATGCTTCCAGTTAGATCTGCGGAAACATGTCCGAAGGTGACACTCGCACCCGTCCCAACATCCTGACCGATGTAGATCGTTGGTGTCGCGCCCTCTCCAGTGTTGTTGAGTAGCGACACTCCGGTCCCGGCAACCAGCGACTCCACGTAATCGCCTGTGGTGTCAGTACCTAAGGCTACGGAGTCTGCCTGAATAGTTGTTGATATTGAAACGTTTGCCGAACCGTCAAATGACACCGACCCGACGACATCGCCAGATAGACTGATAGTTCTTGATGTGGAAAGAGTGTTCGCAGAGTCTGCGGTTCCTGTAAGATTTCCTTCAACATTCGCTACAAGATCTGCCACGGAGTAGCCGGAAGCTCCAGTGTCGACTGTACTCGTCGGCGCGCTCTGTGAATCTTTAAATAGTTTGAACTTTCCGTCGGTTGCGTCTCGGAAAAGACCGGCGTAGAGATCTTGTGATCCGCTTGTGTCGTAGAGACCATAAAAACCGATGTCTACAACGTCAGCGGTGTTGTTTCCGCTCGCTAAGATAATCAGTGGATCTTCTACAGAAAGAGTAGCGGTGTCTACTGTCGTGGTGCTGCCGCTGACAGTAAGGTTGCCGCTAACAGTGACGTCGCTAAATGTGACACTATCAGTCGTGCCGACGGCTTGACCTATTTCTATGGTTGGAGTTGCGCCTTCGCCGCTGTTGTTGCTGAGAGTTATTCCAGTGCCGGCTACAAGAGACTCAACATAGTCGCCGATTGTGTCCGTACCCAAAGTGATATCGTTCGGGATGTCGTTTGTTCTACCTGCACCAAGAACAAGTAGCTCACCCGTTGAAGAATCTGTTCTGACTACTCTTGCAATCGCCTGAACCAGATCGGAAGAAGACGTTGGACGTGTGGATGTTAGTCCGCCGCCTGGCGCTACGTACAGTGTGGTATTCACCGCGTATGCGCTGGTGTTCAGGCCTCCAACTACACCCAGAACAGTAGCATGTCCTTCAGCGTTGTTTGCAAGGGCTACTTGTGTGATGCCAAGTGCTGGCATTGTTGAAGACGTTGAAGCATCCGAAGGTGAAACCTCAGTTGCTCCGGATGCACCAACAGAACCTGTAGCATAGACAGGTGTTCCAGCAGCTATAGTCGAACCCGACGTATTCTTGACGTGTATATAGACTGAGCCGGCGATATTGCCATGGATGTGATTCGCAGTTAGTATACCGTCAACTTCTGCGTCTTGTGAGATAAACGCATTGCCAGTTACGTCTAATGCGACTGTTGGTGTTGTTGTTCCAATACCGACACGGTTGTTCGCGCTGTCTACGTAGAGAGTGTCAGTGTCTACTGTAAGATCGCCAGAAATTGTTAATTCTGTGGCTGTCCTTGTGCCGTCAGCCAGCAAATAAATTGTGTGATCGTCGTCGCCAAGACCTGCTAATGTTCCGTGGTCTGTGCCAGTTCCTGACACCTGAACCCACGAGCTGCCAGATCTAAAGTACAGGATGTCGTTTGTCGTGTCAACAGCAAGTGCGCCATCTGCAATTGTCGCTGTTGGAGTTCCGGCTGTAGTAAGAGTAATTACGCCAGCCGCAGCTTCGAACGTGTCGTCAGTCTTTAGAGCGTTTGATGCGTCTCTGTAGAGGTTTACATCTCCGGCAGAAGATCCAGTGCCCCAGACAATTCTACCACCGGCTTCGATCTTAAAACGATCGTTTGTGTCGCCACTAAGAGATACCGCTATTGAGTCGGAGGACGCTGAAGATAAATCACGTATCGTGATAGGGGTGGTAAATTTCTGAGCCACGACTCAGTTCCTCCGTAAGGGCCTCGACCCTTATATGTTAGCCAGTTACAACTACGCGGTACGTGTTAGTAGCCGGTGCTGAAGCAAATGTAATAACAACGTCGTTGATTGAGTTTCTATCAACGTCGGCAAAGACTGTTTGGTCATTTGCAATCTCGTACACTTGCACTACGACGTCTTTTGTTCCGAAGTTGTGCTGGACTGTGTACGAAACGTTTGAACCGTCTCCAATTGTCTGCGCAGAAATTCTGGCAAGAGTTGGAGTACTTGTTGTTAGCCCGCTCGTCGAGGTGTCAGCTAAATTGTCGCGAGCATCTGCGGCAGTACTTGCTCCGGTACCGCCGTGAGCAACGGCAACGTCTGTGGCCTCCCAGGTACCGGTCGCAATAGTTCCGAGTGTCGTAATGCTCGACTGTCCAACATACGTAGATGCAATGTCTACGGCATCAGCTGTGACAGTGATTCTGTTCGCCGTTCCACCAACAGCAAGAGCCGAGCCGCCGCCGCCAGTTAGACCGTCGCCGGCGACTGAAGCGTTGAGATGACTCTCGTCAATGCCGGCTGCCTTGACTTGAAGCGTGTCAGTGACAATCTCGATAGTCGAGTCATCAACGTTGACACTGAAGTCGCCGCCCGTAAGATCAAGACCAGGACCAGCAGTGTATGTGCCAGCTCCTGAGAATTGAGCAAACGCAAGAGCGGTAGTCCCAAGAGTGATTGTCTCGTTAGTTGTAAGAACCCAGCCGGTGTCAGCGTACGTATCGCCTTCTTCAACGAAGGTGAACATCCCAGCGGTTACGTCATCGTTTGAGTTCGCGTCATCTGCGCGGACGGCAGCGCCTGAGGCCTGAACAACGTAGATACCGTTTTCTGCGCCTGATGCCTGGTTCTTAACAAGAACTCTGTCGCCAGCGACAAGAGTAATGTTGTCGACAGAATCTCCAGCCTCGAGATCTGTTGTGATGCTAAGAGCGCCGGTTGTAGCTACACGTACAGACTGCTTAACGTCTAGCCCCTGGCTTACACCGTCAACGTATCCTTTTGTTGCAGCATCCGACGCGTTTGTCGGTGTTGCAAGATTTGTTATTTTCTGATTGTTGACGTCAAGATCGCCAGTGTTTGCTGCAATTGCGGCAATTACTCTAGCGTCTGTAAAGTAAAGATTGGATCCTTCAGTAAGATCGCCGGTATCGTGATTGCTGATATCCGATACTTGACCGGTGACATTTCCAGTGAGGTTGCCGCTGAACGTCGCGGTGATTGTTCCGGCGGCAAAGTTACCTGACCCGTCGCGAAGTACTAAGTAGTCGGCAATATTTGAAGAAGAAGCGTCTAGGCTGAGATCTATTGTATTTCCACTTGTCGAAGCATTGAGCTGCGTTGTAGTGGAAGATACGTTATGAATCAACGACACCCAGGCGCCGTCTGCGTAGACTCGAAGGGCGTCTAGCGTGGAATCGTAGTAGATTCTACCCTCGTAGGATACACCAGCGCCTGGCGCAGAAGCAAGAACCTCAAAACGACCATCAATAATCTGATTCTGATTGAGGTCAATACTTGTAAGGAATTGATTAGCCATTCCAGGCTCCTATTGGCTATGTGAGGTACGCGTAACCGGCAAATGGTGCGCTAAAAGAAACGACCACTTCTGTAGTACTACTATAACTTATTTCGCCATAAACGAGTGTGCCGGCAGTGTCCACTACACTTACAGCAGGGTAGCCGCTAAGATCGTGTGTAATTGTCCAAGTAGAAGATGGAGATATCTGCGAATGAATGTGCCTTCTCGTATCCCCGGGACTGTACAGCGGCGTAGGGGGCCAAGATCCGTCCGCCTTAGGGCCGTACAGATCTCCCGTAGTTGTGTCAATGTAGATATCGTCGTCGAAACCTACAAGATTTGATGGAGCGCCAGAGCCCGTGACTATCCCTGGGCCTCTTGGCCCCACCGGGCCTCTAAGACCTGAAGTAGAACTTGATCCACCTGGAGTGTAACCTTCGTCGCCACTTATATCTGTGTTTAGATCAACAGAAGATCCGTCGCCATATGGCAGATACGCATAGAATTTTCTTGGCTTTACACCAAAAAGACGAACCTGAACTTCGTAAGTCCAGTTGCTAGGTACTAATGCATCATTGTCTGTGGTCGGAAGATCTATGCTAAAGGAGCCATTTGAGTTTAGTACGGCAGTTAGAGAGTCTTCTATAACTATAGAATCTTCAATATCGACAACTCGTGTCGTCGGCGTGAATGTCACGCGCCCGCGTGCCGCAGACCCGACACCAGTTAGATACGTGCCTGTGACAGTTCTAGTAAGTACGTCTGCTGGCCAGGCCACATCGTTTCTCCAGGTCTAGGTGTCCTTAGATATCCTATCAAAGGCGTCAAGCTGCGAGAAAGAAAAACTGCTTATCAATCAAGCCACACAACGTATTCTGCGGTAACCCTAGCCTTGTCTGGGTCAACAAAATGAAGCCGCTGAGACGGCTTTCCAACTGCTGCGACAAATTCTCTGGCGTACTCGTTGTGAGATTCTGGTGAACCTGACACGAATACCCGTCCACCATTTGACATTGTCAACGACATTGGAGTATGCCAGTGGCCCATGTAGACATCTTGGAATTCGTCGATGACGCCAGTTGCCCACGCGTTGGCCTTTCTCAGAATACCGAAGGCTGGTGTATTGCCACCGAATGATTTGATCTCGTCGCCATGCACTAGAAGCGCGCGATAGTTACCAATCTCGACGATCTGAAACCAGTCACCAGACATCTGCCATGTCACATTTTTCAGATCCTTAGTTCTGTCTTGGGCGATCCGATACGTCATAGCGTCAATATTGTCGCCGGCCGGCAGCTCGCCGCGGCGGCCTAGACGCCCGTGGTTTCCGTATTCGCAGACAACGTGAACCTTCTCAAAGAAACCCGCTAAAGTTCTTACTAATGATTCTTCAATTGCAACTGTTTCGAAGAGTTGCTCAAAAAGATGCGCTTCAACCTCCCAGGCCTGGCCCGGGAAGATCGTGATGCCTTCGACCATGTCGCCGCCAAACATAAGAACACATTCCTTCACTGGGTGATGAGTTCTTTGTAGAGTCGTGAGCTCGAGGACCTTTTCTGCGAACTGCTCCATTCTTTGAGCGCACGTCGCCATTCCGTAGCTCACTGTCTTCTTACCGTTTTGCCAGTCTGTCGCGTGCACAAGTGCAACCTCTGCTCGAGACTTTCTACTATCCTTTGGTGGCGCGCTTACAGCGTACTTAGACCCGCGGCCTACAGCAGTTGCAGAGTCCTTCGCGGCTCTGTACACGGCCTCGACGATCTCTTCGCTCTTTCGCTTTGCCTTGTACTCGGCTTGCTGCGCTCTTTTCAGAGCTTTTCGAAGCTCGATAATTTCGTCTTCGGCGTTGATATCGTCAGAGAGACTCATCGATCTTTGTCACCAATTCTCCGCGTCGATAGCGGGTAATGACGTGCACAGCAAGTTTGTGCCCGCGTTTTGCCATTGCTCTTGAAATGTTTGATGCCGGTATGCTATGATCATTTAGCGCCTCAATAAGATCTTTTCTGTCTGTCTTATCGAGATGATCTAGGATTTCTACTATTCGTGACTTGCTTCCTTTCACGACGTTAGACTCCTGTATCTCATCAAAAAGCTTTCCCATGTACTACCTCGCTGAAGGTGCTGACTATTTAGCACTATGTACTAAATGATGTACAGAACAATATCACAATCTCTCTGCACACACTGTGATATAGTTAGAAGTATTCCCACTTTTTTGAGTTCGTCAGGTCTTGAGTCGAAGAAATGTGTATAGTGTCCAAGCAGTCAGCCACCGAAGACCGTCAGTCTTCTAACAACATCTTGTCGTCGCAGGGAATGTGTAAGTCATTTGATCTCTCACTAAACAGAATCGTACGCCCGCAGTGAGCACGTGGGCAGACGCAGAGGGCCGTCTTGGGCCGGCAGCCTCGTGGTACGCCGCGCAGGGTTGGCACGTCATGCCATGCTATGGCATTGACAACGGCCGATGCACGTGCGGCGGCACACACCCTGAGCCAAAAGACGTCGGAAAGCATCCGAGCATTCCGGAGTGGAATCTTCATGCGACGAGCGACGTCTCCATAGTAGACGAGTGGTGGACAAAGTCACCGCAGAATAACGTCAGCGTCTTTTGCAAGCCAAGCGGTTTCTTTGTTATCGACATCGACCCTCGCTCTGGTGGACCTGACTCGTTTGAGAAGTTTGAAGCTCTGGTCGATGGAGCGCTTCCTCCGACGGTAGAGGCGATCACTGGCGAGTACTCTATGAACGGGCGCTCAGTTCGTGGCCGACATCTCTTCTACAAGTGCGATCAGTCCGAAGGACTTGTTGGCAATCTAAAAAAGTCTGGGCTTGGTGGAATTGATATCAAGCACAATGGCTATGTGCTTATCGCACCGTCTCGTCACTTCTCTGGAGTGTGCTACGACTGGGCGCCGGGCAAGGCTCCATGGGAAATTGAAATAGCAGAGGCGCCTGAAGAACTACTTGCATCTCTTCGCAAGAGGTCGAAGAGATTGGAGACAGCACTTGCTGAGGGCGAGTGGGGTTTTCTTGACGGGCTAGAGTTTGCCGGTGAGAGAGTAGATGTTGATCGCCTTCTTGACGAAGGTATCGACGAAGGATCGCGCGCTGTAGATATCTACGCTATGGCGTGCGCTCTTGCGAACAAGTTTCCAGTAAATACTGAAGCCGGTCGTTTGGCTGTTGAAACAATGATGATTCGTTTCAACGCAGAGAAGGTGCGGCCACCACTTGAGCTCGAGGGCTCCGGCGGACTTCTTATGCACGTGCGTCGCGCTATTGATTTTGTTGTCAACAACCCTAAGACTGAAAAGCTTTGGCCGGGTCTACAGGAATGGGCAAATAAATCGCAGGAGGAGAGTCGTGCGAGCGTTGGAGATAAGAAAGAATCGGCAACGCAGAAAAGCTCGAGTGCTCCCTCTGCTGATGACGTACATCTACCTGGCACTATCTCTGGCAGTGTATACAGTGCCATTAAAGACGGCGATTCGATTGCCGACGCGTCTAGCATCTCAAATATCGACGTACCACAAGACCCTGACGCGCTTGGGGCAGGGGAAGGCGGGGAGCCTGGAAAGCGTACCCTCTCAGATACTGGCAATGGACGACGTCTCGTGGATTCGTTTGGTGCTGCTATTCGGTACACTCCGGGACTAGGCTGGTTCCACTGGGACGGCGGATACTGGAAGCCAGACGCAGAAAATCTTGAGATGCGCGAGCTGTCTAAGAAGCTTGCGCCGATCATCGCTAGCGAGGTGACGCACTACCTCGACGATGCTGACAAACAGTCTGAGGTAATTCGCTGGGCGCAACAGGCAAAGTCAAACGCTCGTATCAGCGGCGCGATTGAAAGCGCCAACTCCGACCCAAGAATTCTCATCCCAGTCGAGTCATGGGACAGTGACGAAACTCTTCTTGGAGTAGCGAACGGTGTCATCGACCTGAGAACGGGCGAGCTTCTTCGCGGTCGACCAGATCTCTACATCACGAGACGTGCGCCAGTTGCGTACAACCCGGGGATTCGGAATATTCGCTGGGAGCAATTCCTTGACTTTGCTACAGGCGGCGACAAGGAACTTCAAGAGTGGTTGCAAAAAGCTGCCGGATACTCGTTGACAGGTCTTCGTACTCACGACATCATGTTCTTAGTGTACGGACCTCCAGGCTCTGGTAAGAACACTCTTGTCGAAGCGCTTGTGAAAGCGATGGGAACGTCACAATACGCGTGGCCACTTGACTCGAGCATTCTTGCGCAGGGTGACGGACAGGCGCACGGATCAGATCTGTATCACTGGGCAGAGCTTCGCGGTCGTCGTCTTGTTTGGGTTGACGAGCTCCCTGAAACTGAGAGAATGAAAGAAAACTCAGTCAAGAAGCTCACCGGTTCTTCTGAGATCTCGGCTCGCTCTCCTGGAGAAAAGCCATTCACGTTCCAGTCGCGTGCAAAGCTTTGGGTCACTACAAACCACAGACCAGTCATCACCGATGACGCGATGTGGAGACGCATCAGACCAGTGCCTCTGACAAAAGTCCCTGAGAACCCGGACCCTGATTTGAAGCACTACATCTTCGACCCAGAAGGCGCGCTGCCGGCTGTGCTGTCGTGGGCTGTTGAAGGCGCGATCAAACTTCTTGGGTCGAGCGCAAGAGACTCTCTTGGTTGGTGTAAGGCTGTCACAGAAGCTGCTGACATCTACCGCAAGAACGAAGATCGTATCGGATTCTTTCTCCTTGAAGAGACTAAGGAGACCGAAGGCGGTTCAGTGCCAATTAAGTCGCTGTACGCAATTTACCGAGTCTGGAGTGAGGAACGAGGCGAGAAGCCGATGACTCAGATCGCGTTTCAACGTAAGTTGTCAGAGCGTGGGATCGAGATCAACGGCTTCGGTTCTAGAGCCGAGATTCTTGGAATGATGCTAATGCCACGAACGGTCGCCTCGACTGAGGTTGATTGGTCCGTTGCTACAAGATTCGCGAGATAACATTTACCAATAGGATTATGGTACAATGTAATTGTACACAGATCGACGACGCTTTGGGAGAGAGCGACGTCATTCGGGGTCGGGATTGAGCTGCTCTTGGCTGACGGGCAGCTCTCCCGGCCCCGATATTTTTTCTTCAAGAAGATAAGCTCGGCGTACAGATGATGCGTGCCAGGTCTTTTCAAACGGAGTTTCTACACCGTCTGTGTTGAGCTTCTGTGCAATCTTATGATACGACATGCCAGTAGATCGAAGTTGGTCGATTGTTTCAAGCGTGCTATCTGAGATAATTCGCTTTGGACCTTTGTCAACACCCCAGACGATACCTTTCTCTCGTCGATCACGATGAACGTCCTTCTGGCGCTCGGCGATGATCGCGCGTTCCATTTCTGCTAGCGCGCTCATTATCGTGACGACAAAACGTCCCTGGTACGTAGACGTGTCAAGGTTGAGGTCGAGAAGAACTACTCTCCAGTCAAATTTACTGGCTCTGTCGATTATGCTGAGAAAGTCCTTTGTTGATCGAGCAAGTCTGTCAATTCTAGTGACAAAGAGTGCGCCGGCGGTGCCAGCGTCAAGTCGCTCTAGAGCTTCTTTCAAAACCGGCCGGCCGGAGATCGACTTGCCTGAGCGACCCTCTTCGCGGAGGATCTCATATCGTGTGAACCCGGCAAGTTCCGCTGCTCGAACAAGATCACGCTCTTGCGCGTCCAATGAGATACCGTCTGACGCCTGGATGCTGGTTGAGACCCGAGCGTATAGTAAAGCGAGGTCCTTATCTTTCATGGAAGTCACGGCACTTTGTACAATGTGAGATGTAAACCTTTTTGGTTAAAGGTGTATGTTCTAACCCTATCATACCCTTGATTTCTGAGCCTGTGTAACACAAAGCCATGAAAAGCAAGGGTCATACGGACTTATACCAATGATATGGCCTAAAATGGTCAAAAGTGCCGATTTTCAGCCGTCCTTATGATAGAAAAGGAAGAAGAGGACGAAACTATGAAAAATGACAAAGCAATCGTCTTTATCACCGACGATATGTACATTGACTACCTACCTGTCGCTCTTGTTGATGCGTGGGAGGCCTGTGATGGCAAGGTGCCAATCTACGTCATCTTTGAGGGCGGGACGAAGGTAAAGAACATCGACAAGATCGGCGATGTTGCAGAAAAATACGGAATTGACATGAGAACGTCAGTTCTGCCTATGAAGCACGTAGATGAGTTAAAGAGGTTTTGGCAGGACCCGGACGAGCCTGACATTTCTGCATTTCAGTACGCAAAGTGTCTTCTGAACGAGGCTCTGCCAAAACACATCAAATACGCGTACTACCTAGATATTGACATTTTGATCATGAGGCGGTTTCCCGACTTTTTGAGTATCGAGCCAGAGCAGACGATCGCCGTGGTAGATCAGAATCAGCCAAACGAGGCAGAGAGGCTTCTCGGAACACCAGGCAGATACTTCAGCACTGGCGTGATGATTGTGAACCTCGAGCGCTGGAGAAAAACCGGCGTGACAGCAAAATTGAAGAAGATCGTCAAAGAGAGGTCGGATGAGCTTCTTAACGGCGCGCAGGACGCGCTGTTTCTCGCTCTTCACTACGACTGGGACGAGCTGCCTCTGATTTACAACTTCTACCTCATGCCAGACAATCCGTACGTGAAGAACACGAAATCTTATGACTGGGACCCGGCTGAGATCAAACCGGTAATCGTTCACTACTGTGGGCCATGGAAACCATGGAACGGAGACCGCAGAGCGAACACGTACCGCATGTGGCGTGACAAACGCAAAAAGATTTAGGCCATCTGACCAGGGACTTTGCGTCTAAGTGGTCGTTGATGTAATCTAAGTGAAATCTTTGTGGTATAGTAGCTCATACTTCTCCCTACACTCTCCCGGGATGAGAGGAGCACCAAATGAAACAGAACGGTTCACTACTACCTCTACTAAGTTTAGCGGCGGTCGCGCTGGTCGGAATCTCTACGCTCGAGGAAATCGTCGAGGCACGAGAGGCGGCAGAGTTCGCCGACAGCGAGGACTACCGTAGGATGCTGAGACACGATTTTCCGAGCGTCCCTATGAATGATGAGGCGGCGGAGGAAGAGGAAGCGCCTACACCTGTGCGCTCGGTTGAGATTCGACCACCTATGTCATATGGGGATGAACGTCGCCAGCAAATGCCAGCGTGGGAGCCAGATCCTCTACCGCCGTACAGATCAAATTCTCCAGACTGGAGATGCGACGAGTGGATGGATCTGGCCCGAGAGGTCGGGTGGTCAGAAGATCAGCTTCCCAAGCTGTCTTATACTATATACCGCGAGTCACGTTGCCGCCCCGAGCAGCACAACCCCGATGACCCTATGGGCGGTAGCAATGGGCTGACGCAGATCAACCAGTTCTGGTGCAAGCCAACCCGCTACTGGCCTGGCGGCTGGCTACAAGCGCAAGGGGTTCTTGATCATTGCGACGAGTTGTATGACGCCGAGACAAATCTTCGCGCCGCATTGGCGATCCGCAACAACTCTGGCTGGTCGCCGTGGGGCTTTTCAAAGTAATCTGCCTCTAAAGAGGGAGATGCCCGCCGCTCACCTCCGAAACGGCGGGATCATCCCCCTAAGGTAGCGTTAGGCCTTGTTAGGTGACGCTACGCTCACTCTGCTTACCTCGTCGCTTGATAAGAAACCTCCTTCTCTAACGCGGGTTACAGTGTGTCGTACGTCACTAGACCTTACTCGTCGTCGTCGAACAACGGCTTAGACCGTTTCTTGCCTTTCTTTTCGGCGACAACGTGTGTACGCAGGGGATGATCTAGCGGGAGTCGTTGACGTTTTCTCCCGGCCTTAGTGCCAGTGACCTGCTCGACTTGACCAGTGAGCGGATTTACTCGGGTTCGTGTGCCAGTAGCGGCCTTAGCCTTCTTCTGCTTGCCCAATGTCAGGTTGCCTTTTCTTTTCCTTTTGAGGAGAACTTACCTGTCGCATGATCAACTATGTGATGGTCGATCTTGTCTTCTATTCTATCCAAAGACTTTGCTACAATGGCGTGATCTCTTGTATTTTCATTTCTTGTCTTTTGAATGAGAGCTACAAGAACTCCACCAACCACTGTTATTAGGGCTACAATAACTGCTTCCATGGCTGCACCTTTATCTTTGTGGAGAGAAGATGCTGGCGTCAGCCGAACATCGCCGCCCAAGTCTTGGGACCAACGATTCCGTCAGCCAACTGCCCGTTTTCGCTCTGCCATTTCTTAACAGCCGCGAGCGTCTTGCTACCGAACTGACCGTCGACGAGCTCTGTGCCAACAACTCCTTGAACAAGTTTCACGTTCGGACCAGTTGAGCCTTTGCGAATTGGGGCGCCCGGGTATGGTCGAGAGGCCTTTGTGGCAGTAGCCGCGGGCTTCTTAGCGGGCTTAGTAGCAGCCTTCTTGGTCGTGACCTCCGAGGGAGTAGCGTCTTCGGCCTTTGCGTCAGCGGGCTTGCAGGTGCAATTCTTAGCGTGCTTGTCAGAACCGGGACCCCAGATACCGTCAACGTGTTGATCGTGCTCGGCCTGCCACTCCTTGACCTTCGCCTCAGTCTTCGGCCCGAAGCTACCATCGACTGGCTCGGCGCCAACGATCTTCTGCATGGCCTTAACCTCGTTGCCCTTTGATCCAACCTGGAGCCACGGCTTCTTGCCGGGAGGCGCCTTACGTGTCTTAGCCGCCGGGGCGGGCTTTACAGCAACAGGTGGCTCGCCGAGAAGCTGCCGCATGATCTCAGTGTAATAGGCCGGGTCATCTGCCTTGTCATTCGAGATTTCAATGTGCACCCAGTCGCCGCCAGGAGCGCCGCTGAACGCGGGCTTGTCATAGACCTGCCACGCGGCACGGTCACACTTCCATCCGCGGCCGTGGGGCGCTGGGTAGTAGTCAAACACCGCCTCGATGTGAAGAGCATCGGCGTGGGCGACAACAAAGTCCATCATCTTACAGGCGGCCTCGTAGTTGCCGGGCCCGCGATACGGAGCACCTCTCCAAGAAAGATCGGCCGCGCGGCCAGTCGCATGCACTGAATACGAGGACTTGCCTCTCTTCTTACGAACACCAAAACTGCCGTTATTCCAAAGACCAAAGTGCGCGCTTAAGAGACTAAGAAGTGTCTCCATGCCAGCGCGCTTTCCACCGGCAATTACGTCAAATCCTGTGTATGGGCGGGCCATCACTCTTCTTCTTTCTTAGACGAGCCCTTAGCGCCAAAGTATCCTCCGAGGATGCCAATGACGCCACCTAGGGCGGTTTGAACAAGCGTCATAACGTCCGATGAAACCTCGACAGCTTCTTCGGTTGTTTGAGTCTCGATCGCGGCAACTGCGTAATCTCCAACGATGGCGACAAGAATCGCCAACATCACGCCGATTGCAAGGATGTACATGGTTTTGTCTTTATAGTTGTCCATGTGGGCGTCACCTCTCAGACGTAGAGCTCTAAATATCATTATAGTCTATTCTTCTGGGTGTCATTCACCAAATAAGTACATCTGAGAGCTACTCGGCTAGGTGACTGCTGAGAGCGAAAAATACTTAAAGATGTACGGGTCGGTCGTAACTTTCGCGCGTCCTTAGTGTATAGTCACATCAATGCCGGAGGGACACTCGATTCGCTATTTCGCCAACGTCCATGAAAACTGTTTTCAAGGACTGCCGGTGGTAGCGACGAGCCCGCAAGGCAGATTCGCAGACGGCGCGGCGTCCATCAACGGAAGAACACTTCTCGGTACTACGACGCACGGCAAGCACCTGTTCTTCCACTTCGAAGAACGTGACGAGATTGTTCACATTCACCTCGGCCTCTACGGGTGGTTCAACATTCGTAGAAACCGAGGCGGGCAGCCGCGACCGTCTGCGAGACTTCGCTTAGAAAACGAAATCTTTGTATCAGAGCTCGTTGGCCCGACGAAATGCGAGTATCTGACAACGGAGCAGATGTTGGAGAAAACTGCAAAGCTTGGAGACGATCCACTTCACGACGAGCCGATGTCTCAGGCGGTTGTCGATAAGATCCGCTCGAGCAAGAAAAGCATCGCGTCACTATTAATGAATCAGTCGATCATCGCTGGCATCGGAAACGTCTACCGAGCCGAGCTTCTCTTTCTTGAGAATCTGAATCCAGAGACTCGAGGATGCGATGTGCCGGAGAAGACGATTGAAAACATCTGGGAAAGAGCATCAGTGCTGATGGGAGACGGAGCGACAGACGGGATGATTCGCACCGTGCACGTCAATCATCTGAGCAACGAAGAGCTTTCAGATTCTAAGTACACTCAATACTCTTACGTCTACAAAAGACATGGGCTACCGTGCAGGGTCTGCTCCAGCGAGGTGCAAATCGGCGACGTAGACGGCCGCAAACTGTACTGGTGTTCGACATGTCAGAAGTAGAACTAGAAGTCGAATTAGAGAGCGTCCCTATTGTTGAATACGAATACGAAGAGGGCGACCACGATAAGTTCGCGCACTACGCTCAGAAGGATCAAATCACAGAAGCACTTGTGAATGGTCTTCCGATTGTAGCGCTCTGTGGAAAGATCTGGGTACCGTCCAGGGATCCCGACAACTTTCCGATCTGCCCGAGATGCGCCGAGCTCTACAAGACGCTTTTTCTGTCTTAGTAGAAGCAGCCTACTTGAGCTATAATTCCTATACCAATCAACTACATCCGCGGGGTGATCGCTGTGTCTTCTTATCTCTCTTTTCATCTTTCTGACGACTTTGTAGCTGAGTACAGAGATAAGAAGCCGCCGTTTGGGTACACCGACGCCGCGGGAAATTCCGTCGGAGAAATCACATTCCTTCGCACATATTCGCGTCTTAAGGAAGACGGCACGAAGGAGACATGGGCTGACGTCTGCGAACGCTGCATCAACGGGATGTACTCGCTTCAAAAAGACCATTGCAAGACAAACCGTCTGCCGTGGAACGACAGCAAGGCGCAGGCAAGTGCTAAGGAAGCGTACGATCGTCTTTTCAATCTAAAGTGGACGCCACCTGGTCGTGGGCTTTGGGTCATGGGCACGCCACTTGTCAACGAGCATCGTAACTCGGCCGCGCTTCAGAACTGCGCGTTTGTCTCGACTGCTGAGATGAGCAAGAACAATCCAGCGAAGCCTTTTGCGTTTCTTATGGAGGCATCGATGCTCGGCGTTGGCGTCGGATTCGATGACCTAGGCGCTGACAAGGAATTCACGATCTACAAGCCAAGCGACAACTACTACGAGTACGAGGTGCCAGACACTCGTGAAGGTTGGGTCGAGTCAATGACGCTTCTGCTCAACTCGTACCTCAAGGCTGATCAAAACACGATCACGTTTGACTACTCGCTCGTTCGCCCCGCAGGCGAGCCAATTCGCACGTTCGGTGGAACAGCCGCTGGGCATCAGCCTCTCGAGAAGCTTCACGATCATATTCGTAAGCTCTTCGACGGTCGTGATGGAGAGTCACTAACACGGACCGATATCGCCGACATCGGAAATCTCATTGGAGTTTGCGTTGTCTCTGGAAACGTTCGTCGCTCTGCTGAGCTTCTTCTTGGTCGACTTGATGATGAGAACTTCCTTAACCTGAAGAACTCTGAGGTGTATCCAGAAAGAAACTCGTATGATCCGAAGGCGCCAGGCTGGGGCTGGATGTCTAACAACTCCGTCGCTACGTCCGTTGGAGAAGACCTGTCAAGTATTGTAGACGGCATCTCACTGAACGGCGAGCCTGGCGTGATCTGGCTGGATATGAGCCGCAAGTATGGGCGTCTCATTGACCCGCCGAACAATAAGGATCACAGGGTCGCTGGTTACAATCCGTGCGCCGAGCAGTCACTTGAGTCATACGAGATGTGCACGCTCGTCGAGACATATCTCAACCGTCACGAGTCACTCGAGGACTACCGACGCACTCTCAAGTTCGCGTACCTGTACGCTAAGACCGTTACTCTTCTTCCGACTCACTGGGAGGAGACAAACGCAATCATGCAACGAAACAGACGGATCGGAACATCGATGTCTGGCGTTGCAAACTTCGCAGACGTGCATGGTCTGCCAGTTCTACGTGACTGGATGGACCAAGGATACGCCACGGTGAAGAATTACGACAACATCTATTCCGAATGGCTTGGTGTTCGTGAGTCGATTAAGACAACGACTGTTAAGCCGTCTGGGACTGTGTCAATTCTCGCCGGCGAGTCACCCGGTGTTCACTGGACGCCGGGTGGCAAATTCTTCTTGAGAGCGATTCGCTTCTCAAACGACGATCCGATGCTCCCACTGTTTCGCATGGCGAACTACAGAGTCGAGCCGGCGTCAGAATCACCAGACACGACATCGGTTGTGTTCTTTCCGATCAAATCAGATGCCACGAGATCAGAGAAGGACGTCACGATCTTCGAGAAGATGTCTCTCGCGTCGACTGCTCAAAGATACTGGTCGGATAACTCGGTGTCAGTGACAATTTCATTTGACGCCGAAGAAGAAAAAGACCAAATCGGAACAGTGCTTCACATGTATGACGGGCAACTCAAGACTGTTTCATTCCTCCCACAGGGGAACTTCGTGTATCCGCAGATGCCATACACGCAGATTGACGAGAACGAGTATCTCGAGGCGTCAAAGGCGCTGTTCCCGATTGACTTCACGGGAGTGTACGGAGGAATGGCAGCAGACGCAATTGGTGAAAGCTACTGTACAACAGATTCGTGTGAAATCAAGTTTGTCAAGGAGAACGCCTGAAACATGGTTTAGAATAATCATGTCCTTGGGAGAGGGCTATAACAGGGAGACTCTTCCATGGAAATGATGAAACAAATCAGCTTCAGAATCGTCGCAACGTTTGCAGCAACAGGATTGAGTGTCGTCGGTGCAGGAGCTATTGTTGACGTCCCTCTCGTCAAGGCCGTGCTTATGGCCGGAATTGGTGGAGTCGCGTTTGTTGTTGAGGGACTCGCAAGAGCCTACATGGACGACGGCGTTCTCACGACTGAGGAAATCAACGAAGTCTTCCAAAAGGTCGACAAAAAGAATAACTGACAACTGACAACTGACAACTTTCGGGGAGAAACATTGTCATTTGAATGGATAAATGACGCCGCATGTCGCGGCATGACAGAGTACTTCTATTCTCAGGGATCGAAAAAAGAAGTACCTCGCTCTAAAGTAAAGCGCGAGACAATTGCAAAACAAATATGCAGCCAATGCCCCGTCATTGAACCGTGTCGTGAGTACGCGAGAGAGAACGCTGAAATCGGTGTCTGGGGTGGAGAAAACGAAGACGATCGGTTTCTAGCCGGGTACATGCGACAAAACGCGATCTACATTCGACAAAGCAAGCCTCATCGGCGCTTTGGGATTGAGGAGCAGAAGCTTCTCGAGAAGACTAAAGATTCAACACGTCGCTAGCAATAGTGTAAAAGTCTTCTTCAATTGACACAGACTCAAGCGTGCTGTGGCAGTCGTATGAAAGCTCCCACAGGGTGTCTGTGATCTTTTTCGCAGCTACAACTTTCTTATCCGCTGGGTACTTGTCGCTGATTCTGTCATACACGGCACCATAGACGGTTGTGTACAGCGAGCGTTCGTGTCGCATTCGTGATCTCTTTCAGTTATTCTCCCGAAGAGATCTTATCTCCTCTGCCAGATCCCGAAGGTATTGTGACGTGAGCGTGACGTGAAAAGCGCCCTGATCGATGATGTCAGCGAAAAACTCTAACGAATCCTCATAGGGGTAGTCTTCGTCCTCGAGCTCCTCAGGGGTCATGAAGCAGAATGAAGAGAACGCTTATAGTGAGACTGCACTCCGTAGTACAAGGGCGCAGCATTTGAAATCCCGAGCTCTCGAGCAAGCAGATTCATTGGGATACCGTTATTAAACTCCTCGTAGAGCTGCGCGTGATATCCGGAAGTGCCTTGTCTCTTTGCGTTACGCACGCGATCAGCGGCACTCGAGACAGTTGAGTACTCAATCTGTCCCTGGCTCTTTCGAGGGGTCTTCAAAGGAGGAACGTCCGACGTAGTTACTCGACGACGCATGCCAGAGTACGAAACACTAAGACGCCTAGCAAGACGCTGAAGACTTCCACCCTTAGAAGTAAACTCAACGAGAAGCTGCGTGTACTGTCTGCTGTTCACGTGAGCAGGTGTATCCTGATCGCGTCTTCCGTACGCTTTCTGCGCAGAAGCGAGAATCGGCTGAATACGCTTGGCGTACTCTTCTACTAGTCGGTCTTGGTCTGTGCTTGACATGAGACGTATTATTACACGCTTGTGTAAATCTATGTAAGACTTAGACGAGAATAGTTGAAACTTATCTTCTCTTAGTCGCGATCACTGTTGCAGCGCCAGCGATAACAAACGCAGAATACAGCGCGATTGATCCCAGAGGAGAACCGCCAGTTACTGGCAGCGTGGGCGCCACTGCCGGCTCAGAGGCCTCAGGCGTCGGTGCAGAGACTGTCTCGTCTGGCTGTGGTGTTTCTGTCTCCGGCGCTGGTACCGGCTCTGTTACAGGGGTCTCTGGAAGAGTTTCTGTTGTCTCGCCTACCATGACAGCAACCTGACTAAACTCTTCGGGACCCCAGCCTTCACTGTTCTGCGCCGATACGGCGAACGTGTACTCGACACCGGGAGCGAGCCCTGTGATTGTGCAGGAAAGCTCTGTAGTTGTGCACGTTCCGCCGTCTGGGATACTGCGAACTCTGTAGTTGGTGATCGGACCGTTACCGTCCTGCCAAGGAACATCCCACTCGAGCAATACGGAATCGCCGATCACAGTCGCCCATGGCCATGGCGGTACAGGCCCTGGCACTCGAGGAGCCGCTGGCTCAGATGGGGCGGGAGCGGGGGCAGGTGAAGGAGACGGGGCGGGGGCGGGAGAAGGGGCCGGGGTTGACTCAGCGATCGCGCCCATCGACACAGGCACCTGACGAGCCGTACCATTCAATGAAATCGTCAACGTTTCGTCCGCTTGATTCTCACCAGTCACTGAAATCGTACAAGAAGCACCAGCAGGAATTGTCGCACCACAATCCTCTGAGATCGTGAAATCCGTGCCAGTGATCGAAATGCTGTCCACCGTAATGTCAGAACCACTGGTGTTCTCAATCACAATGTCATTCGTCTCACCAGCAGCATCAAACTCAATCGCGGTCAACGAGAATGAGGCGACGTAGCAATTTGAGCCGCCGGTAAGAAGACCGTCATAGGTGGAAAGGAAGATGTCGCCGCTTTTTTCATACAAGAACATGACGTCGCCGTTGGTTTCGTTGATTGAAGCGTTCGCCCGATCACCGGCAGTGACCACCAGTTCCTGAGCGCTGAACGTTGATCCAGAGTCCGTGGAGTACTGGAAGTACAGGTCAGCGCCATCTTTGTGACCTGAAACGACGTTGCCGCAGTTGTCAGCCGCAAGTGAACGGCCTTGAGAATCAGATGAGGCAGTCACGGTCTGAGTAAGAGCAGCGCCACCGCCGAGATCGATTCGCTCAAGGTTGGCTCCGCTGCCAGCCATGTAGAAGTACAGGTTTGTTCCGTCCGATGTCATCGCACCAACCGAGTAGAACACGGACTTTCCGGTCGAGTTCGCGGAACTGAGCGTCACGCCACGATCGGTGCTCTTGAACCAGAATACAGACGGATTATCAACGAGGACATAAACGTCGTGCGTGAGACGATCAACGCGGACATCAGCGTACACGTAACTTGAACCGGTGGACGTTGAACCCCATGTGGCACCCGCATCATGCGAGTACATGAGGACCGATCCGGAACGGTCCACGGCGTAGATGTAGTCGCCGTCTACCGCCATGTGCGCCGGGCCCAT